ATGACGTTTTGAACCAGACGGATTTCGCCGACCGATGCGACGCGTTTGCGCCGCTTGTCAGTGACCTGCGCTCGAAATCCTACTTCGTTGAAAGCGCCGAGGAATATGTCGCGGTCCCGGGCCTTATCGAAGACCCGGAACTGCTGAACGATGCTCGACGCTTCATGCGGCGTAAGGGGCGTGAATGCCTCGCCGAGGCCGACCGGCTTGATGCGCTTTACATTGCCGTGACTGGTGACGCGAGTGCCGCTGATATGAACGGCGAGGTGCTGTCATGACCGGCGCGCTCCCCATTATCACCGCCGACCAGCGCATGGCTGAGCCGCGCGGCATCAAAGGCGTCATCTTCGGGCCCTCGGGCATCGGCAAAACCAGTCTGCTTTGGACGCTGTTGAACTCGACCACGCTGTTTTTCGATCTGGAAGCGGGTGATCTCGCGATCGAGGGGCTGGCCATCGACGCCATCCGCCCACGGACCTGGACGGAATGCCGGGATTTTGCCGTGTTCATCGGCGGGCCCAACCCGGCACTGCGCGCGGATCAGCCCTACAGTCAGGCGCACTTTGAGGCGGTCTGCGCTAAGTACGGCGACCCGGCGATGCTGGCCAAATATGACACGGTGTTCATCGACTCCATCACCGTGGCAGGGCGGCTCTGCTTTGGCTGGTGCAAGGGTCAGCCCGAGGCGCTGTCAGAAAAGACGGGCAAGCCGGATGTGCGCGGTGCCTATGGCTTGCACGGGCGCGAGATGATCGCTTGGCTCACACATCTTCAGCACACCCGCGGCAAAAACATCTGGTTTGTCGGCATCCTCGATCAGAAGCTCGATGACTTCAACCGTAAGGTGTTCTCGCCGCAGATCGACGGCTCCAAGACCGGGTTGGAGCTGCCCGGGATCGTCGATCAGGTCATCACCATGACTGATATTGCAGGCGGGGACGGCGCGCCTCAGCGCGGATTTGTCTGTCACACGCTCAATCCCTGGGGTTTCCCGGCCAAGGATCGGTCTGGGCGTCTCGACATGGTCGAACCTCCGCATCTTGGAAGGCTGATGGACAAGATCCGGGGCCCGCTCATCCCCGCAGACCGTCGCCTGACCTTTGAGGCCCCGCAGCTGCCGACACCGCCAGCGGCGCAGGCCACCACCCCCTCCAATGACACCCCCAACTGAAAGGACTTCACCCATGTCTCTCTGGAACGATTTCAACGACGCCCAATCAAACAGCAATGTCATCCCCAAGGGCACGCTGGCCAAGGTGCGCCTGACGCTGCGCCCCGGCGGGTTTGATGATCCCACCCAAGGTTGGACCGGCGGTTATGCCAAACGGGGCAGCACAGGGTCTGTCTATCTTGATGCCGAATATACGGTGCTTGAAGGGCCCTATGCCAAGCGCAAGATCTGGTCGCTGATCGGGCTGTACAGCCCCAATGGTCCGAACTGGGCCAACATGGGCCGCAGCCTTGTGCGGGGCATTCTCAATTCGTCGCGTGGCATCTCGGACAAGGACAATTCCCCCGAGGCTCAGGCTCGCCGCCGGATCAACGGGTTCGCTGACCTCGATGGTCTGGAATTTATCGCCCGGATCGACGTTGGACAGGACACCAACGGCGAGGACAAGAACGAGATCAAGAGCGCGGTTATGCCCGATCATCGCGATTACCCGCAGGTGATGGGCCATGTCGCGGCACAGGGCATGGCAGCACAGATGCAGCCCCAGCCCCCCGCATCGGGGGCACAGTATCAGGCACCGGCCACATCTGCGCCTGTGCAAGGCCATCCGGCCCCGGCGTCACAGCCACAATCGCAGCAGACGCCCGCGCAGCAAGCGCCCGCCGCACCAAGCTTCTCGGGTCGTCCGAGCTGGGCTGAGTGAGGGGCCAGAGCCATGCGATTGCGTCCCCGCCAGAAACTCTTCGTCGAGCGCAGCCTGTCTGCGCTCGGCACCCGCGACAACACACTCGGCATCGCGCCGACTGGAGCGGGCAAGACGATCATGCTGTCGGCGGTCACTGGTGAGGTGATCGGCGACAGCGCCGCCAAAGCATGCGTGCTGGCGCATCGAGACGAGTTGACAGCGCAGAACCGCGACAAGTTTGGCCGGGTCAATGCCGCCATCACCACCTCGGTGGTGGATGCCACCAGCAAATCCTGGGGCGGCCAGGTGACGTTCGCCATGGTGCCGACACTGGCGCGCGAGCGCAATCTGGACGCAATGCCGAAGCTGGACCTGCTGGTGATCGATGAGGCCCATCACGCCGTGGCCGACAGCTATCGCCGCATCATTGACCGCGTCCGTGATGCCAACCCCGACGCCCGGATCTTCGGCGTCACCGCCACACCGAACCGCGGCGACAAGAAGGGTCTGCGCGCTGTCTTTGACAATGTTGCCGATCAGGTGCGCTTGGGCGAGTTGATCGCATCAGGTCACCTCGTGCCGCCGCGCACCTTTGTCATCGATGTGGGTGTGCAGGACAAGCTCAGGGCGGTGCGCAAGACCGTGTCGGACTTTGACATGTCTGAGGTGGCCGAAATCATGGACCGCGCGCCGATCACCGAGGAAGTTGTGCGCAACTGGCAGGAGAAGGCCGCTGATCGGCCCACGGTCGTCTTCTGCTCCACCGTGGCCCATGCCGCCCATGTCGCCGAGGCCTTCAATGCCGCGGGAATTCCGACCGGTCTGATCCATGGCGATCTGCCCGGCGAGGAACGCCGCAATATCCTGACTGCCTTCGCCAAGGGCGAAATCCGCGTCATCACAAACGTGGCGGTGCTCACGGAAGGCTGGGACCACCCGCCCACGTCCTGCGTCGTGCTGCTGCGGCCCAGTTCTTACAAGTCCACCATGATCCAGATGGTCGGGCGCGGCCTGCGCACCGTGGATCCCGCCGAGCACCCGGGCGTGGTCAAGACCGATTGCGTGGTGCTGGATTTTGGCACCTCGAGCCTGACCCACGGCACGCTGGAGCAGGACGTCGATCTGGAGGGCAAGAACACCAGCGGCGAAGCCCCCTCGAAAACCTGCCCGGCGTGCCAGGCCGATATTCCTCTGGCATCGCGCGAATGCCCGATTTGCGGTGAGCTGTTGGTCGAGGATGAGGGTGAAACCCTTGAGGGAGCCCTCGGCGGAGCTCTTTCCGGGTTCGTTATGACCGAGATTGATCTGCTCAAGCGCTCCAGTTTCGAATGGGTCGATCTCTTCGGCACCGAGGATGCGCTTCTGGCGACGGGCTTTTCAGCATGGGGCGGGATCTTCTGGCTCGATGGCCTCTGGTACAGCATTGGCGGCGCACGGGGTGTGCAGCCGCAGCTGCTGGGGATCGGCGAGCGCAGCGTCTGTCTCGCGCAGGCTGATGATTGGCTCAACGACCACGAGACTGACGAAAGCGCCTTCAAGACGCGCGCCTGGCTGAACCAGCCCGCCACGGAAAAGCAGCTGCAATATCTCTCACCCGCCGCGCGCAGCGATTTTGGCCTGACCCGCTACAAGGCCTCGGCGCTGATGACCTTCGGGTTCAACAAGCGCGCCATTCGCGGGTTGATCACCAGCGCGGCCCCAACCGCGCGGGAGGCCGCATGAGCCATGTCGCGCAAATCCCATCCCCGCCCACAGAGGCTGCGGATCGCCCGAGCTTTGATCGCCTGTGGCATCCGCGCGGCACGCTCTGCGCCGCCTGCACCTCCCGCACCCGCGGCTTCGGTTGGTTCGATCCGAATAGGCCGCGCGGCAAACGCACATACCGCTGGTTCTGCTCAATGCAGTGCCAGGCAGCCTTCACACGAAAAGCCAGGAAAGGACTGAACATGGCAGAGATAACCGAAGAAGAGCACATGGCGATCTTGGGCAGCCTCAAGCCCGTAGCGCGCCAGATGGAGAAATACGGCTGGAACACGCGCCTTTGCGATCTCACCGAAGTCCAGGTTCTTTGGTTGATTGAGATCGCCGTGACCGAATTCCGTGAAGCCATGGTCGAGATCGCCAGCCAATCGGAGGTACCCTTCTGATGCTGGATTACAATCACAAAGCCAGCTTCGCCGAGTGCGTCAACGAGACCATTGATGCAGCTCTGACCGCTGAAAACGCCACCCGCACGCCCCGTGATTACCTTGGTGGCTCGCGGCTTGGCCACGCCTGCGAACGCGCCCTGCAGTTCGAGTTCACACACACGCCCAAGGACGAGGGGCAGGACTTCTCCGGCCAGCTGCTGCGCATCTTCGCCATTGGGCACGAGCTGGAAGACCTCGCCATCCGCTGGCTGCGCGGCGCGGGGTTCGAGATCTATACGCAGAGAGGTAATCGTCCTGACGGTGGCCAGTTCGGGTTCTCTGTCGCGGGCGGGCGCATTCGCGGTCATGTCGATGGCATCTTTGCCGCCGGGCCGGAAGGCTTCGGCCTCGCCGTCCCCGCACTCTGGGAATGCAAAACCATGAACGCCAAGAACTGGCGCGCCTGCGTCAAGGATGGCGTCACCAAATCCAAGCCTGTCTATGCCGCCCAGATCGCCGTCTACCAAGCCTACATGGAAGCAAGCGTGCCGGGCATCAGCGCTGCCCCCGCCGTGTTCACCGCCATCAACAAGGACACGGCAGAGATGCACCACGAGCTGGTGCCTTTCGACGCCGATCTCGCGCAGCGCATGTCCGACCGCGGCGTTCGGATCCTGCAGGCCACTGACGCAGGTGACTTGCTGCCGCGCGTCGCCGCCAATCGCGACTTTTTCGAATGCCGGTTCTGCTCCTGGGCAGAGCGGTGTTGGGGGCTGCCGACATGACGGATGCCCCAAACGATCCACCCGACACCCCAAACGACACGGAGGATGCCACCATGAGCACCAATCACGACGACCCTCAAACCCCATCGGATGACCCATCCTCTGAGACGCCCAAGGAAAATCTCGTCCATTTCAACCCGTGGCGGGACTTCAACGATGCCGCGCCACAGATCGATGTGTTCGGCGATGAGCCGGACCCTGAGCAGATCGCCCAGTTCATGGAGGTGGTGTTCGGCTATTGCGACAGCCTGATCCCGGTCCGCAGCTTCATCGACAAGGGGCAGGGCTTTGATGGCCGCCCGCATAACATCTGGATCAATGCTGGTGAAAATGTCACCGACAAGATGACCACCTTCGCCAATTGGGCCGCGCGCGAAGGTGCTGCCGTCTATGTCATCCCCGGTACTGTTGCCGAGCAAGGACAGGCCAAGGCAGCGGATATTCAGCAGATGCAGGCTGTGGTCGTCGATATCGACACCGGCGACATTGCCGCCAAGCGGGCGCATCTCGAACGTCATCTCGGCCCACCCACGATGGTGGTCGAGAGCGGCGGTGTGACGCCAGACGGCCAGCACAAGGCGCATGTCTGGTGGAAACTGACCGAGCCTGCCGAGGGCAGCGACATCGCGCGCGTGACCCGTATCCGCGGTGACATTGCCGCCAAGGTCGG